AACATTCCGCCTTTGCCTCTTGGCACTCCGCAGTATGTGCGCGGCGATTGGTTCATTAGCGACGGCGAGATATGGATTTTCCTGCCGACTGGTCTTGTCTACTTCACAGCAGATGCAGTCACAGTTTCGCCGCCGATCCAGGGCACGACCGATGTGCAGGCTACACTGACGTGGCTTAACACTAACAAGCTGAATCTCGCTGGCGGCACCATGCAGGGCCAGCTACTGCTGCAATTCCCGACCACCGATATGTCGGCGGTGCCGTGGCACACCCTGGTGCAACAGCTTGGTGGCTACCTCGCGTTGACCGGCGGCAACATGCTGGGCGGCATCAGCTTCGACGGCAGTCTGGCGACGGGTTCTAGTTTCACCGACAATTCGCGCTATCTCTCGCTGCATCCCGCTGGCTATGGGTTCAACGTCACCAACTCGCGGCTAAACTACAACGTGCCCGCTGACGCTTCCCATATATTCTGGGTCGGCGGAATTATGAAGTTCTATACGAACGTCAGTGGCCTAACTATGACTGACGGCGACCTGACGCTCGCGCATGATCCTACCTCGACCATGCACGCGACGACCAAGCAATACGTCGACGGCCGCACGCCGTTCACCACCGACGCGCCGAACGACCAGAACTGGTATGGCCGCCATGCCGCGCAGTGGGGTTATGTGCCGGGTGTGCAGTATATCGGGGCTGGCGCCTATAATCTGAACGCGGTCAGCCCGTTTGGCTTCATGGGCATCCTGTCGATCACCAATCAGGCCAGCGCGCCCAATTGGCCGAGCGACAATCCCGACCAGACCGCATCGGTGCTGCACACCTACAACAGCAACGCGGCGTGGCAGGGCCAGCTTATGATGGGCGGGCGCCAGCGTGGCCAACAGCCCGCCCTATGGTATCGCAGCTATGATGACGCGTATGTCGGCGGCTGGTCGCCCTGGACGCGCCTGATCGGCAGCACGGGCGGCACGTTCCTCGCGACAGTGGTTTTCTTCGCCAACAACACACCGGGCATGGTGCCGGTTATCGTGCAGGGCAATGGCTCTGCCGTTACGCCCGCCCAAAATTGGGGCGGCGCGTTCCAATTCAATCAGAGCGGCGGCAACAGCGAATTAGACTTCATCAACCTGTTTAACAATCCAGGGCGCAGCTTCAGTTGGTGGCAGATGAATACCGGCGGCACGGCGCTGACGGAAATCGGATGGTTCTCTCCCAACGGCAATTTCTCAGTGCCTACAGCGGTCTATACAGGCTCGGTCCATCTCAGCCAGACGCCGACTGCATCAGATCAGGCAGCGACGCTAGGGCAAGTGAACGCAGTCAGCGCGTCGCTTGGAAACTACCTGCCACTCGTGGGAGGCATACTAACCGGCAATCTGACACTGAATGCCTCATGGCCAACCATCAGTCTGGATACAGCGACAGGCAACGGGCGGCAGATTATGGGGTTCACCAGCGGCAGTGCCCGTTGGTTGTTGCGGATTGGAGATAACGACCCAGAAAGTGGAAACAATCTGGGGGCGTCCTTCGCGCTGTATCGCTATGGCGACGGCGGCGGCTACCTTGGTATGCCGTTCTTCATCTCACGCCAGACCGGTGACGCTTCGTTCCAGGGCACGATCTTCGTCGGCACCGACCCGACGCAGAACTTGGCGGTCGCCACCAAGCAATACGTCGATGCGGTCCGCACGGCACTCGGCGGATACCTGCCGCTCAGCGGGGGCGCCCTCTCGGGGTTGCTGACCGCGCAGGCTGGTATCTCTGTGACCGGCGGACCGTTCACCGTTGGCTGGTCTGGTGCGGGTGGCGCTGGGATGGTGCTGCAAGCCGCTCCCGGCGCCTACAGGGCGCTGATCTGGGAGACAGGCGGGCTTCAACTATGGAACATTGGCAATTCCAGCGGAGAGCCGCGCGACGGTTCTAACACTGGCGGCGATCTGGCGTTCTATCGCTTCGATGACGCGGGAAATTTCCTCAGCACACCGCTAATGCTCATGCGTGCCAGTGGCGCGGTGATGCTGGACCGCGACCCAAGCAGCAACCTGCAAGCCGCGACCAAGCAGTATGTCGATAGCAAAACGGCTGGCAACTACCTACCGCTCACAGGCGGCGTTTTAAGCGGCAGGCTGGACATATCCTACACAGCCAGCACGACATCGTGCCAACTGTTCCTCGCGCCAGCCAACTTCAGCGGCAACGCTCTGGAGGGCAAGCTACGGTTTGGCGGAACCTTCGGTGTCGGTGTTGGTGATATCGGCGTGCGCCTCACATCATCGATCCGCTCGGGCTTCCGCTCCAACGCCTGGGGTTATGAATACCTCGACGTGTGGATCAACAACGGCAACCCGAATGATGCGTCATCCGACATCAATCAGGTGCAGGTTGCCAGCTTCAACCGCTTCGGCATCACCATGCCCGCCAGCATGGCCATCACGCTGTCGGCTGATCCCACCGCAAACCTACAGGCCGCGACCAAGCAATACGTCGATGGCATCATCCTGCGCCAAGGTGGCCCGTGGTTGCCACTCACAGGCGGCCAGATCAGCGGTGGCCTTGAGGTTCAGGGGATACTCGAAGCTACCTCCAATTCGTCGGTCATCAACGGCCTGGGCACCTGGGGCCTCGCGATCACCAACAACCTCACCCAAGGTCAGGGCGAGGTCGATTTCGTTTCGCTGTATACGCCCTATGGTGGGTTCCACTGGTATCAAGCACAGACGGGCTACGTTAAAGCCGATCTGATGGCGTTGTATCCCAACGCCACGCTGGCGCTGTGGGGCCTCGGCATCCAATACTGGGGCATTCCGCACGGCGGCAACACCGTTGGGTTCGTGTGGTATGGCGGTTGGCTGAACGCCTATGTCGACGGCAGCCTCATCGGCTTCCTGATGACTTCCGACACGGCGAACTCGCTCTACCTCGCGCTGACCGGCGGCACGATGCAGGGGATGCTGTATTCCAACAGCGGCATCAATTTTAACAACGGCGCGGTTTCAAATCCGCAGGACACGTCGCGCGGGATCACGCTCTGGGGGGCCACGAGTGGCGGTTACGGGTTCTGCGTCACCGGCAACACCCTGAACTACAACACCGATGTAGCTAACGACAAACACGATTTCTACGCTGGCAGCAACTTGCTGTTCCGCATCTGGGGCAGCAATTACGTTATCTCAAATCTGCCGATGAGTTTGCAGGGTTGGCTGGCTGTTGGCGGCACGTCGAGCCTCGGCGGTGCGGTGACGATCAATGCCTACACCCCCGGGTGGGGCGCCTTCAATTTCGGTCAGCAGTTGGCCATCACCGGGCCGATTAACAACGGCATAGGCATCTGTGACAGTTCCGGCACCAAATGGGTCGGTATTCATAATTCCGGCGGCGCATTGATGTTTAGTGGAATGCCCGCTCTGACTGACACCACGACACCGCCGAGACAATGGCTTATGCTGAGTGACGCTGGCGCAACCGTTTCCCAGATCACCGGCACTCAGTCTGGCGGCGGTAATAGCAGCGCCATCCGTGTTGTCGCGGCCTTTAATGCCTCCTACGAATGGAATGAAACCAGTGCAGCGGTAGATACCCGAAAATGGGACGCTATCGCGGGCGGCGGCTCACTGTATTTCCGCGTGATGAGCGACGATGAGGCAACAGCGAACGCATGGTTGACTGTGGGCCGGGCGGGGGCCGCGTCGACCAGCGTTTATTTGGGAACTCCAAACGGACAGGTGTATTTCAATAACATCGTCGGCCCGCTGCACTTCGGCAACCGCATCGCGCCCAACAACGACCCTGCCAATACGTCGAACCACATCACGCTGTGGGACGGCGGCTACGGGTTCTCGATCACTGGCGGCACGCTGAACGTGGTGTTCGGCGGCACCTGTATGTTCCTCAACAACGGACAGCAACAAGCCTACTTCAGTTCCAGCGGCCTCACCTTGGCCAGTGGCACGACGGCGTTGCTCGGCCGCGATCCGACTGCGGCGATGGAAGCTGTTACCCTGCAATACTTCCAGGCCCACGGCGCGCCGTCTGGCGCCTACCTGCCGATCGACGGCAGCGTCGCCATGACACCCGGCAATCTCAGACTGAATGCGGGCGCGACGCCACCGACCGCGCGCACCATCACCGGGCAGACCGCTGGGGTTGATGAGTGGTGCATCTTCCTGGGTGGCATGAACCACGCGCCGTTCGCCATCACCAAATTCATCGGCACCGCGTCTTATCAGCCTGGGATTTCGATCGACTGGACGACGCTGAATGTCACTCTGCTTGGCAATCTGGCTGTTAATAAAACCCAAGGGACCATTTCGGTCAACGACCCAGGCGGCGCCTATGCACAGTTGGGCGCCTATCCCGGCGGCGGCACGTTATCGGTGTATGGCAGCAACTCACAAATCACTCTGGCCAATGCGGGCAGTGGCCACGTCAACGCTATCGTCGGTTATAGCGGCACGACGTATCAACGCTGGTCGATCGCAATGGGCAACGCGACGCCCGAAAGCGGCGGCGGCAGCAATACCGGGTCCGATTTCAGCATCGCGCGGTTCAGCGATACCGGGGTTCAGCTTGGCACGCCGTTCTTCATCAACCGTGCCACCGGCAACGTCACCATCGGACCGGGCGGCCTGATTTCACAGGGCACGGTGAGCATCAACGCCAGCGGCTATGCGACGCTTGCGTTGAATAAGGGTGGCATCACTTCCGGCTACTCAAACCAGATAGTCGGTTATGCTGTCGGAAAAACCCGCTGGATAATCGCGCCGGGGAATACCGACCCGGAAAGCACCGGCAATGCCGGGTCAAACTTTGCCATCTATAGCTACAATGACGACGGCAGCTACAACGCAAGCCCATTCTTCATCAACCGCGCCACTGGGGCAACCACTGTCAACAGCAACCTCTATGCCCCTTACATCTCATGCTCAGGTTGGATCATCGGCTCCAACATCATTCGCAGCCAGGGCTACAGCAATCCATCGGTGGCCTGCTACAACTTAACTGGTGGCTATGTGTCCGGTATGTGGTGCGAGAGCGGCGGCACGCTTTCGTGGGGCGACTGCGACGGCAACGGCACGCCGAGCAACACCCGCATGTATCTTGATCGCAGTAACAACCTCACGGTTGCTGGTGGTTCCTTCGCGACCTATCTTCACAGCAGCGGCGAGACCAACACCAACACCATCATGAACGCGAGCGGCGTGTTCTACGTTGCCAACAACTATGCTTATTATCTGGCCCGCGACGGTGGCTCCGGAACTTGGAATTTTGTCGAGAACAACCAGTGGAACTTTGCCGTCCGCATCAACGGTGACATCGCCTGCCGCAATTCGCTGTATGCCTATGGCGGGGTGTTCGCCCAGAATGACGGCGGCTTCGGTTTCTATCAGAACGCCGGTGCTCAAAGGCAATTCGCGTTTGCTGCTAATTGGTTCTGGGACTGGGACGGCAACAACGGCACGCTGTATTGGTATAGCGCAGCGTTTTCCGGTGCCCACTGGTATATCCGCAACGACGGCTGGTGCTTTAACAACTGGTTTGTGGTCGGTGGCCACGGCGCCTATCAAGACCTGTCCGACGAACGCGCCAAGGTTGACATCATGCCGTCGCTGGCGGGCCTCGCGGAAATTCTTCAGATCAACCCGATACGCTTCCGTCGCGTCCGCAATTTCAAACCCAAACCCAAGATCGATGACTACCACGACGTGGGGTTCTCGGCGCAACAGGTGCGCGGGATTATCCCAGAGGCTGTCATGGTGGCGGGGTTTGAATTGCCCGGCGGCGGCGGCACAATGGACAGCGCCAACCCGAGCCTGAGCATCGGCACCACGGCGATCATTGCCGCGCTGGTCAACAGTGTGAAAGAACTGACAGCGATGAATGCGGCACTCGCGGCGCGCGTGGCAACCCTGGAAACAAGGACGCTTCACTGATGGTCGCACTCGTGATCCCCAACCAGACCACGTTCGGTCAGATGACCAACAGCGTGGTCAGCCGTATCGCCGGTCTCAACACCTCGGTGCTGCGGCTGAACGAAGCGGTCGCCACCGCGTCGGAAAGCTATACCGGCACACCCGGCACCGAGTTTGAGGCAGCGACGCCCGCAATGGGTGGCATGTCGGTTGGTAACAACTTCGGCGTGATGGCGGACCCGGACAACGCGGGCGTCAACGGCACGGCTTATGCCGATGCGGTGACCGGTCTGACTGTGGCGTGGCAGGCGTTCTGGACCGCTGCGACGCCCTATATCAAAACCCTCGACAATGGAATGGCGGCAATGTCATGAGCGACCCAGGAATGGGCAATCCGCCCCCGGCACCGAATGCCAACCCGGACTGCCCCAATCAACCGGACTATTCGCAGTGCCGCGTCAGCCGCACGGCCTCGGTGCAACAACCCATCATCGCCTGGGAGCCGATCTACGACGGCACCGGCATGATGACCAACAGCGATCCCAACACCCACGTCTCGACCTATACCTGCTCGGTGTGCACGCAGAGTTGGGAAATTGCCCAGGTTGCCGGTCAGCAACAGGTGCTGAAGAAATTATGAGTGGCGTCGCGGCACTGCGCAATCCGGACTGCCCAGATAATCCGTCACGCTGTCGGATTATCCGGGTGGTGGCGCCAGTCGAACCGGCGCAGGAATGGGTGATCATTTACGACGGTAACGGCAACGCCACCAACAAGGACCCCAACACCTACATCGCGCATTCCGATTGCGGCGTCTGTGGGCAAAGCTGGGAAGTCGAATGGACCGGGGCTGAGCCGCCGACCTATCGGAAGCTGTAGCCGATGGACGTGAAGCGCACCGTCGACAACGTCGACAAGATCATGGCGCGGATTGAGGCGCTGACCGGGCAGGAAGTGCTGGTCGGGATACCGATGGAGCGCACCGCGCGGGCCGGTGAACAGATCACCAATGCGTCGCTGGCCTATATCCACGAATTTGGCAGTCCCGCCCGCAACATCCCGGCACGGCCGTTCATGCGGCCGGGGGTGCGCAATGCGCGCGAGTCGATCGTGGCTGAAATGGAACGTGGCGCCAAGGCGGTGATGGACGGCGACAACGGCGCGGTATCCCGCACGCTCAACACCGTGGGTATGCTGGCCCGCAACAGCGTCGTGAGGGCGATCACCGAACCCAACCCGCCCTTCGTGCCACTGCGACCCGCGACCATCAGGGCGCGGTTACGGCGCACCCAGGCGGGCCGTCGCAAGCTGGTCAAATTGCAGCAACAGGGCACCCCGCTGACCGTGTGGGCGCAGCAACTGAACAAGTTTGGCGACATGAACATCATGCCGCTGTTGGACACGCTCAAAATGCGCAACGCGATCACCTACGTGGTCCGCCCCGCGCGCAATGCGACGCGGTTCACGTTCTGGGGTTACCAGCGCGACTACGGACAGATCATCACCCGCGCCACGAGGTGACATATGGCCAACATCTCGGTCACTGAGTTGCTGTTCGATGCCGATTTCGTGGACCCGGTCACGGTGCTGCGCAACATGGAACTCGTCGGCCCCGACGGCATCGTGACCTATGCCGAGGCGGCCATTCCGATCGTCGCCTCGGTGCAGTCATCCGCTGGCGACAGCCTGATGATGACGCCCGATATGGCGCGCAGCGGTTCCACCTATGACATCATCACCACGTTCCCACTGGCCACCGCGACCGACGCCAACAAGGCGGATACGGTGATCTGGCGCGGTATCGAGTTCGTGGTGACGGGCGTCGCCCGGTTCGGCAATTTCGCCAACAACGCGGGACACTACGAGGGCACCATGGAAGCCAAAACCATCTCACCCCCAGCGGGGCCGCCATGAGTAGCAAAGTGGACTTCAGCGCGATCAACGCCGAAACCGCCACGACGGTTGCTGAGCAGGCGGAAGCGGCAGGGCGGACCCAGGTCGACCCGAATGACCTGATCACCCAGCTTGAGGACCACGCCAAGCGGGTGATCGATCAACTGGCAATGCCGTCGCATCACCGCATGATGGCGTTGCCCAAGCTGCAAGAACTGGTGTTCTGGCTGCGCGCGGGCGCGGGACGCGGCTGATGCAGGAGCGCGCCATCGTCTATGGCGTGATTGCGTGGCTGGCGTGCTGGCTGGTCGATCTGGTGATTTTCGTGGCGCGTAGTCCGGTGCTGGCGATCGACCCGATTCTGAAGCTGGTCATCGTGCTGGCGTGCCTCGTGATCATCCTGCTCGGGCTGGCGCGCAACAGGTGGCTGTTGCCATGAGCGGCAACACCTCGGCGACCGGCGGCTACATTATCGAAATCCCGCCCGGGCCGCCGACCGGGGAGCAGATCACGGCGGCCCTACAGGCGACCGTGCGGGCGCTCACGGGGCTGCCCGGCAATCTGGTGCGGCCGCGCTGGCAGCCGATGCCGCCGACACAGCCCGACGCGGGCGTTACGTGGGCCTCTGTGGGCACCACGCACATGGAGGCGGACGATTACCCCGTCATCACCCACGACGGCCTAGCGCAGCTTGTGGGCGCCCCTGGGCCGGGGGTGGACCGGATGACCCGCCATGTCACGATAACCGCCGTGGTGACGTTCTACGGTCCCGAGGCAGAGGATGTGGCGGGGACGTTCCGCGACGCCTTCTACGTGCAACAGAACTGGGAACCGCTGCACGTGCTGGGGCTGAACATGCGCGAGGTAGCCGATTTGGCGCGCGCGCCCGAATTGATCAACCAGCAATGGATCGATCGCATCGACATCAAGCTGGAAATGCGCGGCCAACTGACCCGCGTCTATCCGGTGCTTAATCTGGACGGCGCCGACGTGGTGATCCACCGGCCCAACGCCGACGGCAGCGTGACCGACACCTCGGTCAGCGTGCGGGAAACCACGGCCACCCGCCCCTAAAGCCTACCCCTTTCACATCGCTGAACTGAAGGAGCGCAGCCATGCCCGGTCTGAGCGTATCGGACGTCGTCAATGTGCAAATCAACATGAGTCCGCTGGCGGTGCCGCTGCGCAATTTCGGTGCGCTCTGCATTGCCGGTCCGTCCACCGCGATCGATGTGAATGAGCGCATCCGGCAATACGCCACGCTGGACGGCGTCGCTGCGGATTTCGGCTCAACCGCGCCGGAATTTATCGCCGCCGATCTGTTTTTCTCGCAGTCGCCGCGTCCCGCCATCCTCTATATCGGGCGGTTCGCGCAGACCGGAACCAACGCCGTCCTGCATGGCGGCATCATGACCACGTCGCAACAGGTCACCCTGCTCAACCAGCTAAAGCTGGTCACCAACGGCACCATGCAGATTACAATCGACGGCATCGTGCATCAGTTACAGGCCACCTCGGGACACCTCACGGGCGGCACCTTCCTGCCGGTCGCGCAGGACGCGTTGGTGACCCAGTTGCAGGGCATCGTCAACGGCGCGTTCGATATCACCATCGACGGTGTGCTGCGGCATGTGGCGGGGGTCAATTTCTCCACCATGACCGGCAGCGACACGCCGACCCATCTGGCCAGCGCAGGCGCCCTGATCTCGACCGCGATGGCCAGCTATGGCACCGCGTCGTGGAACAACCAGCTTGGCGCATTCGTCATTCGCAGCGCCACCACCGGCACAGTGTCCACCATCACGTTCGCCAGCGTCCCAGCCAGCGGCAGCGATGTGTCGGCCATCCTGCAACTGACCGCCGCCACGGGCGCGCTGGCGCCCGCCAACGGCACCACGGGCATGGACTTCACCAGCGTCACCAACCTGAACGGCGCCGCGACCGTGATCAACAACGCGCTGACCGCTGGGACGTGTTGGTGGGATGGCACCCGGTTCCACATTCAGTCGATTTCGTCCGGTCCCGCCAGCACGATCACCTACGCCAGTTCGTCCGGGCTGGGCCAAGACGTGTCGACGCCGATGAAGCTGACCCAGGCGGCCGGTGCTTCCATCCCGGTCGACGGCATCGCGGCGGAAACCGCATTGCAGGCAGCCATCGCACTGCGCGCGCACCCGCAATGGTATGGCCTGCAATTCGCCCTGGTGAACGACATCACGGTGACCGACTATGTCAACGTGGCCGAGTTCATTGAGGGCTGCGACCCGGTGTCGATCTTCGGCTACACCTCGCAGGACACGGGCGGTCTCGATCCCACGGTGAATTCCGACATCTTCAGCCAGATGAAGGCGCTGGGCTATACCCGCACGTTCGGGCAGTTCAGCAGCAACAGCAAGTATGCCTCGGCCAGCATGTATGGTCGGGCATTTACCGTGGACTTTGAGGCGTCCGATACCGTCATCACGCTGAAGTTCAAGCAGGAGCCGGGGGTATCGGGGGAAATCCTGACCGAGAATCAGGCGGCCTCGCTCAACCTCAAACGCGCCAACGTGTTCGTTTACTATTCCAACGACGTGGCGATCATCCAACAGGGCGTCATGGCGTCGGGCATGTTCTTTGACGAACGCCATAACAGTGACTGGCTGGCCAACCGCATCCAGACCGATCTATTCAACGTGTTGTATACCGCGCCGTCCAAAATCCCGCAGACCAACCAGGGCGTCCATATCCTTGTAGCTACAGTCGAAAACAGCATCCAACAGGGCGTGGTGAACGGTATGATCGCGCCCGGGCAGTGGAACGCGCCCGGGTTTGGCCAGATCGCCTATGGACAGATGCTGCCAAAGGGCTTCTACGTGTGGGCGCCGTTGGTGGAATCACAACCCCAGGCAATCCGCGAACAACGCATCGCGCCGACCATCCAGGCTGGCATCAAACTGGCGGGCGCCGTGCATTTCGCCAACGTGATCGTGAACGTCAACCGATAGTCACGAGCCACGGTTGCAAAATGCGCGTATAGGCAGCGCGCGACCCTATCAACCAAGGAGAACGCAAACATGGCGAAAACAGTTTTCGCGATGATCACACTGCTCGATGATCGAGACGCAATCGACCCCGGTTTCGGCAATCGCCCCGGCGCGATCGACCCCGGATACGACAAGCCGATCCATCACCCAGGACACCCGGACCATGGACTGCCCAGCCGTCCCGACCACATCGGCGGCGGTCCGATCTACCATCCCGGCCACCCGGACCATGGGCTTCCCAGCCGCCCCGACCATGCATGGGGAGGCGGTCGCCCCGACCGCCCAGAGCAGGGCCTGCCATGGGCACCTGGGCACCCGGACGCCGGTCTGCCGGTGCCTCCCGGCCTGCCGCCGCTTCCCGCGCCGCCAGCGCAGATCGCCAACAAGGTGGTCGTGCTGTGGCATCTGCCCGGTCAGACGGAGTGGCACGGCAAGGTGATTGACCCCTCGCTGGAAGGTGGCACGCCGCTGCCACCGGCACCGGCACCCAAGGGCTAAGTGACGTCCCGTGGCGATCGAACCCACCAACGGGAACGGTCGCCACGGTCTGATTGCCAATGTCAGCGACAAGCTGATCCGCGCGCTGCCACCGGCATTTTTATTGCTGGTGCTGCTGAATATCTGTTTCCTCGGTGTCGCAACGTGGACGTTCTCGCATAACACCGAAGTGCGAAACACCATGTTGACCAAGATCATCGAAAGCTGCCTCACCCGGCCGCCCGCGCGCGACTAGCGCGCCCCTCACCACAATCCACGCCTGCCCCAAAGCGAAATCCTGAAAGGAGGTCGTTGTGACCACGTATTCGTTCATTGACGTGGCCGCGTCCAT